GCGCGAGCCGTGGCTGGCGAGCCAAATCGACGGCAAGATCGCCTGGGGCATTTCTGTCGGCGCGTCGCGGCCGCGTGCGCCTTCGCGCGGGCGTGAGCGGCTGGCGCCCGTCTCGCGCGCGGAGCGTTTCGAGCGCGGCGTGCAACAAGCGGCGCTGCGCGACGATGAGGGGCCGCGCGCGGAGATGAAGAAATATCCGCCGGCGGCCGACGCGACCTTGATCGTGGCCGATCGCGACACGGCGGAGCTGGCGGCGCTGGCGTGGGAAGATGCGGCGGGCGGCGCCTATGGGCTGTTCGTGGCGCGCGATCTCAACGCCCTCGCCGGCGGCATCGCCAAGAATCGCGGCGGCTTCGACGATTGGACGCGGCCCATGCCTGATGCGGAACGCCCGGCCGCGACCAGTCGCTGGCGCGGGCGCGTGCTGGTGGTGCTGCCGCGTGATCTGCAGGGCTTCCACCTCTCCAAGGGCACGAAGTGGGAAAAATGGATCAGCGCCGAGCGCGTCACGCAGGTGATGGCGCAATGCGTGATGCATTGGTGGAAACAAGCCGGCGCGTGCGACGTGCAAGTCGCGACGCTGCCGCAGGACACGGAGCAAGCGGCATGAGCGATCCATTCTTTAGTGGGGTTGTTATTGGCGCCGCCGTCGGCGCCGTGGCCATCTTTGGGTGCGTCGTCTTGCTAGAGAGAGCGCAGCAGCCGGGCCAGCGGACGCATGGCGGCAGTGAGTGGCGAGCGGACGCCCTTCCACGCGACGGCGTCACTTGGATCGAGATCGAGACCAATTGGGGGATTAAGCCTTATTGCTGCGTCGTCCGCTGGAATCCGCATTTGCCGACGCGCACCGGTCGCGGCGGTTGGCAGCAAGCCGATGGCGGATATTTCGAAGACGCGCCTTATCGCTGGCGGCCTGCGCGCGCGCCGTCGACCTTGCGCGAACACTTTTGACAGGAGGGGAAGTGATGTCCGTGTTTGGTGAATTGAATTTCGCGCCGGTGCCGGTGGTGGCGAAGGCCGATGCCGACGACGTGATCAAAGTGACGGTCCAGGGGGGGGGCGTGGTTAAGCTCACTCTCAATGCCGGCGCGTATGCGCGGCTCGGCAAACCGGATGCGGTCGCGGTCGCGGCGGCGGAGACGAAGGGCGGCCGCTTTCTGAAGCTGACGCCGGCGTCGCTGGGGCAAGGCTGGCCGGTGCTCGAGCGCGACGCGCCGAAGGATGGCGGCCGCCCCTCGGCTTCGGTGCGCATAGAAGCGCATCCGTTCACGATCGGGCTGACGCATCGCGCGCAGGAAGTGGAATGCCAGTGGGGTGAGGAGGAGCGCCAACCCGGCATACTCGAGCCGCACGCGCATGTGATCGTCGCGATGCCGGATTGGGCGGCGATGCTGGCCGCGATCGAAGGCGGCGGCGACGAATGAGCGCGATCGATCATCCGCCGCACTATAACGCGCACCCGAATGGCGTTGAGTGTATCGAGCTCGCTGAGCGGCTGCCGTTCTGCCAGGGCAATGCGGTCAAGTACCTCTGGCGCGCCGATCATAAGGGCGCGCGGGTCGAGGATCTGCGCAAGGCGCTTTGGTACATCGATCGGGCGCTTCACAGCGACCCCGCACTGGCGAATGACACATTCGCGTGTGATTACGACGATCTCGTTCGCCGCGCCTGCGCGGGTTTCGGCAATCGCGTGGCGGCGGCGATCGGCTTCATCGCGTTTGATGATCTCATGGACGCGCACGATGTGGTGCTCGAGCTCATCCAGGAAACGGAGCGCGCGGCTTGAAGGTTCGCCCTGCCCTCAAGCTCGTCGGCGACGATGACGGCGCGATTGTCGATGATCGCACGCTCGCCGATTACGGCCGCGACGATATCGGCAATGCCGAGCGTCTGCGCGCGCGGCATGGGCAGGATCTGCGGCGCACGCCTGGGCTCGGCGTCTTGGTGTTCGATGGCCAGCGTTGGCGCATCGATGACGACCAGGCGCACGCAATGCGGCGCGCGCAAGAGACGGCGCGCGCGATCCGGTTGGAAGCCGACGCGATCCGCGCCGAATCCGAGGGCTGTGAGCCTGAACGCGTGAAGACGCTGCGCGCGCGCGCGGAAAGCCAGATGAAATGGGCGACGGCCTCGGCCAATTCGGCGCGGCTCAATGCGATGCTGGCGCAGGCCTGGCCGCACCTCATGGTGACGCACGAAGACTGGAACGCGCGCCCGCACCTCTTCAATGTGCTGAACGGCACGCTCGAGCTCTCACGCGAAGAGATCAAGCTGCGCCCGCACGCGCGGGAGGATTATATCACGCACATGGCGGGCGTCGCTTATGACGCCGAGGCCGAAGCGCCGGAATTTCGTATCTTCCTCGATCGCGTGCTGCCGCCAAATCCGGCGACGGATAAGAGCGACAAGGCTTGCGTCGGCGTCGATGGCCTCGACCGCTCGCTGCAGCATTTCGTGCGGCGCTGCCTCGGCGTGTGTCTCATCGACAGCGTGCGCGACCAGGCGATGATCGTGTTTCACGGCGGCGGCGCCAACGGCAAATCAACATTGCTCAATGCGGTGTCGCGTGTCTTGGGTGATTACGCGATGACGGCGGCGGTGCAATCGCTGCTCTACAATGATCGCCAATCGGGCAGCGGGCCTTCGCCCGATATTGCGCGCCTGGCGGAAAAGCCGCGCCTGGTGCGCGTCTCCGAACCCGAACCCGGCGCGCGCCTCTCCGAGGGCGGCGTCAAATCCATGACCGGCGGCGAGCCGATCGTGGCGCGGCGGCTGCAGGAAGCGCCGATCGAGTTCTCGCCGAATTTCAAGATCGTGCTCTCGTGCAATAACCGCCCCTCGATCCGCGGCGGCGATGACGGGATCTGGCGGCGCATTCTCTTGGTGCCGTGGAAAGTGCAGATCCCGCCGGAAGAGCAACGCGAAAAAGGCCCGGCGCTGGAAGCGGCGCTCGAACGCGAAGCGCCTGGCATTCTGAATTGGCTCTTGGATGGGCTCTGCGATTATTTCGAGCGCGGGGGCCTTAGCCCGCCGGCGGACGTGCTGGCGGAGACGCAGGAATATCGCACCGATTCAGACGCCGTCGGGCGCTTCATTTCCGATTGCTGCGTCGTCGATGGAGGCCTGCGCGGCGATGGCGGCGAAATCTATGACGCCTTCAAGATGTGGGCGAAGGATGAGGGCATGCGCGAGCCCTGGAGCGCCAACATATTCGGCCGGCGCCTGACCGATCGCGGTTTTCAGCGCGAGAAGTCGAACGGCTTCGTGCGGCGGCTTGGGCTCGATCTCACGGTCGAGTGGCGCACGCGGGTGATGTACGGCGACGCCGACAAGATGGCCAAGAGCAAAAAAGGCGAAGGCGGCGGTGACAGCGCCGGCGCGGCCGATGCCGGAGGCGAGGACTGATGCCGCGTTGGTCCCCCAACCAGACGCGCGCGACGCGGGAAGCCGTGCTCGGCGTTCTGCGCGCCCTGCCGCCAGGCGTCGAAGTTAGCGCAGGCGAGGTGGCGCGCGCATGCAGTATCGACTCAAAGGCGGTGCGGTACGTGCTCGACGCGCTGAAGCTGCAGCGCGTCGTTGCGTGCAGAGCTGAGCGCGGCGCGCTGCGTGTGAATCGTCGGTTGCGCTGGTCATTGCTTGGGGGCGCTGCATGACCCGCGCCGCCATCACCCAAGTGACGATCAGTGACGAAGTGACGTTTCGTCCCGCGCGCCCGTTCGCGCGCCGTTCTGATCGTAAGCCGCAATCGTCCCTATCGTCACTAATCGTCACTGCCGCCCGGCCTTGGCGGCCAAGGGCCAGAGACGCAAGTGACGAAAGTGACGACGAACCCCTACGCATTCGCGCGCGCGTGCGCATGCGCTCTACCAGCTAACTCTCTTTATTCGTCACTATTGTCACTTGTCACTGAAGGCACTGAAACGTCCGATGAAGAAAACAGCTTCAGCACCGGCGGTGAGCTATGATCCGAACCGCGCGGCGGCGCGCCTCAAAGGCGCGCTGGCGGGCGCGGGCGTGGATGGGGCCGATAAGCTGGCCGAGGTCGAGGCCGCCGCCGTGGCGGCCAATGACGCGGGCCAGAAGCCAACCAAGCAGCATCGCAAGGTGAAGCAGGCCGTGCGCCGCGCGGTCGCCGATCTCGCCCAGCCCATGAGCGAAGCCGAGCGCCTGGGCGCAACCCTGCCCCCGGTGCGCGCGCTGCTGCAGACGAGCTGGCGCGTCGAGCAAGTGGACGTGCCGGCGGGCGATGCCTTCATCGAAGCGCTCCCGGCCTATGTCGTGAAGTTCGATGGCAATGCGCCATTGGAGCGGCTGCGGCGCGCGGGCGTGCTCGAGGATCATCAGGTGCGCGCTGGGGAGAAAGTGTGCGCGCTCTATCTGGCGGCCGTGAAGCCGCCAAAGGTGACGGGATCGTATGATGGCGTGATCGCGCAAGGGGGCGCTGCGCCCCGGCCGTGGGTCGAGGTGCAGAGCGATGCGTGGCGGCAGCTGAATGAAGGGCTGGCGGGCTTGTTGCGCAACGAAGCGGAGGCCGTGATGGAAGTCGCGGTGTACGAAACGACGATCGAAGTGCTGGGGCGGCGGCGTTCGCTGGTGCGGTTTCAGGAACGGCGGAAGGCGGAGGCGGGCGTGGTGCAGCTACTTTCCTGTGGACTCACGCGCCTTGCGATGCATTGGGGGCTTGTCGCGGGGGGACCCCACGGCGTACGCAAATAGGCATGGGCGCGAATCGCGTTCGACACACGGCCTCGCTGGCGACAGCGGGGCCGTTTCGTTTGAGCGTCGCTCATTCGCAAGCTCAGCTGCGGAGGCGATCATGTGAACCGCGATCAGTCGGCGCGCGCGATTGTGCGATGCGCGCGCCGCGCGGGTCCCTCCTGGCCAAAAATGATACACGGCGCGACAAAGGCGCGGGGCTTGTGCAGTGGCGCAGGCCCAAATTCTGGTTAAATTTCGCGGGGTTCTGACACTACAGCTAGTGATTTTTCACCCGCCGCCACCTGAACGAAATGTGGCGAACGCAACGGGTGAGGTGTGAAGCGGGTCGAGTTCGCGGAATTGGCCGGCATCACGCCGGCGATGGTGACGAAATATCAGGATCAAGGCCTGATCCTGTTCTCCGAACCGAAAGTCGTCGACGCGCACGCCACATTGGCGGCGCTGGCCGGTCATTTGGACGAAGACAAGCGCCAGGCCGCGCTCGAAAAGCTCGACACCGCAACGCGGATCGCCGCCAACGACACGCACGCGCCCACGCCCGTGCCGCGCCCGGCGCCAGGCAGTGGCAAAACCGCGAAAGTCGAGATCGAAGAGCTGAAGCGCGACACGCTGCAGCTCGAACTCGCGCGCAAAGCCGGCGAGCTCGTGCCGATCGACGACGTCGAGCGCGTCATTCTCGATGCAATGGCCGGCCTGCAGGCCGCTTTCGATCTGGAAGCGCGCGCGATGGCCGGCCAGCTCACGATCGATCTGGGTTTGAGCCCCGATCGCGAGGCGATGTTGGCGCGCCGGATTCGCACATTGTGCAACAAGGCCCGCGGCCGCTTCGCCACTGAGATGATGAAGCTCGCCGGCGAGACGTTCACGCCCGCACAGGACGAAACCGAAGCCGCGGACACGCCGCAGCCGCACGCGCACTGACGATGCCCGCCTATTCGGCTGCCCTGGCCGCGCATTTCGCGCCGCGCACGCGCCTCTTCCGCGCGATCGGCGCCGCCGCCGAGCCGACGCCCGAGCTCAGCGTCGCCGATTGGGCCGAGCAGCGCCGTTACGTCTCCGAAGACGCCGGCAGCCCGAAGCCCGGCAAGTGGGAAAACGCGACGACGCCCTACGCCGTCGAAATGATGGAATGCCTGTCGCCGGATCACCCGGCCGATACCGTCACGCTGAAGTGCGCGTCGCAGCTGGTGAAGACGGAGGTCATTCTCAACTGGATCGGGCAGACGATCGACGTCGATCCGGCGCCGTTTCTGGTGGTGCAGCCCTCGCTCAGCGAAGCGCAGCTGTTTTCGAGCACCAAGTTCGAGCCGATGGTGCAGGCGACGCCGACATTACGCGCGAAAGTGTACGAAGTCATCGAACGCTCGCGCACCGGCTCGACGACGAAGACGAAACGCTATCGCGGCGGCCCGCTGCACATCGTCAGCGCCGGCGCGTCGAAGGATCTGCAGGCCAAGAGCGTCAAGCGCGTCGCGGCCGACGAAGTTTCGGAATATGGCGAGGATTCCGGCGACCGGGGCGATCCGCTCGCGCAGGCGATCACGCGCACCGATGCGCACGCCGACCGCAAAATTCTGCTGGCGTCTACGCCTGGCGAATTGCCCGGCTGCCGCATCACGACCTATTACGACAAGGGCGATCAGCGGCAATATTATTGCCCCTGCCCTGAGTGCGACACGTATCAGACGCTCGAATTCGACCGGGTGAAGCGCACCGCCGACGGCGCGGCCTTCATTTGCGCCAGCTGCGGCGTTCTGCTCGATGAGCGCCACAAGAAAACGATGCTGGCGCGCGGCGTCTGGATCAAAACGTACGAAAGCGAGACTGATCTTGTCGCTAATCCGGCGCCGCCGCTCTTCTTCGACGCTGATGCGCTCGATCATTGGCGCGCGCGCTCGACCGAAGGGCGCCAGCCAAGCTTTCATCTGAGCCAGGTCTATTCGCCCTTCAAGCCGTGGGCGCGTCTGCTCGACGAAAGCGACGCGGCGCAAAAAGACCCGGCGCAACGCAAGACGTTTCGCCAGCAAAAGCTGGGCCTCGCATGGGACCCGGCCGTCGACGCGCCAGATTTTGAGGCGCTCTACAAAGCGCGCGGCGAACATGTGCAGCGCGGCATCGTTCCGGCCTGGGCGTGCCTGCTCACCGGCGCCGCCGACGTGCAGAATAATCGCCTCGAATGGGCGGTGTATGCTTGGGGCCCGGACAAGTCTGGCGCGCGCATCGATTGCGGTGTCTGTGAGGGCGATACCTCGACGGATACGCCGTGGCTGGAGCTCGCCGAGATCATCAAGCGCCGCTGGCCTGGTGAAGCGACGATGGCCCTGGGGCTCGACGTGTTCGGGATCGACTCGGGCGGCGGTCCAGGCCGCACCGCCAAGGTGTACGAATTCGTCAAGCGCTCGATCGGCTTGAAGGCGCTGAAGGGCGCCTCGAAGCATGACGCGCTGCCGTTCGGCGAAGGCTCGATCGGCCGGGTGAAGGGGCGGAGCGGTAAGTACGTCACCGCGAAGATCCATCTGGTCGGCGGTTGGGGCGTCAAGAAGACGATCTACGCAATGGCGTTTCGCGCGCTGCAGGCCAGCGAGGCGGGCGAGCGTTTGCCCTATGGGCTCTATTTCCCGGCCGATGCGCCGGAAGAGCATTTCAAGCAGCTTACCGCCGAAGTGTTCAAGGAGCCGAAATCGCGCCGCGCCGGTGCTGTCGGCTATTGGGAAAAGATCAGCGGCCGCTCGAACGAACAGCTCGATCTTGCCGTCTATTGCTACGCGCTCGCCTGGGACAAGGGCCTGGAGCGCTGGGGCCCGACCGAATGGGCCAAGCTCTTCGCAGCGCGCGCCGCGCCATCGGGCGATGCGCCGCTTCTCGATTATGCCGCGCGTGAAGCGACGACGCCGCAAGACGCGGCCGCTCGCGACGCGGCCCCAAACGCGCCGCCGGCTTCGGCCATGAAGGCGGCGGCGCTTGCGCCGGCAGTCGAGGGGCCGCAACCGGCGGCTGCCGGCGCACAACTTTCCCCGGCGGTCCGCGCTGCCGCGCTAACGCCGACCACGCAAGATGCACCCCCAAGCCCTGAACGGGAGGCGCCGCAACCGGCGGCGTCTCCCCCGCCGGCGGCGCAGCTCGCGAAGAATCCATCAGCCAGCGGCGGCGTAATGCCGGCCTGGATGCAGCGCCTCGCGGCGCACAACAAGACCAACCAGAGAAAGCCGAGCGAATGACGACAGCAGATGATGTCGCCGCCATCGAAGCGGCTTTGCAGGCGCGCCGTAGCGGCCGCGCCGTTTTCAAGATCGCCTCTGGCGGCCGCTCGGTCGAGTATGCGCAGATGACGCTCGAAGAGCTTGAAGGCGCATTGGCGCGCGCCAAATCCGAGCTCGCCGGCGTCCGCCGTCGCGCCGCCATCAAGCCGATCTTCGGATAAAGCGCGTGAGCGTCACCGTGAAAGATGGCGCGGGCGCCGCTGCGCAGGCCGTCGAAGAAAAGCCGCGCGTGCGGGTCAAAGCGTGGACGCGGCCTAACCAGGCGCACGCGTCTGCCTACCAAGGCGCGAGCCGCTCGCATCAATCGACCGCGCTCTGGAATCCGATCCGCGCCAGCGCCGACGCGGATCTGCAATACGAACGCGAAGACATAGTCGCGCGTGCGCGCGATCTGCAGCGCAATGACGGCGCGACCGCCGCGGCCGTCATTCACGCCGCCGATCTCATCGTCGGCCATCGCTGGGTATTGTCGGCAAAGCCCGATTATTATGCGCTCGGCATCGACAAGAAGACGGCGCGCATTCTGGCGCGCGCCATGCAGCGCGAATTCTACGCCTGGGCGATGGACCCCCGGAAGCATTGCGATCGCCGCCGGCGCCAAACCTTCCCCGGCATGTTGACGCTGATGGCGAAGCAATGGGCCGGCCCGGAAGGCGAAGGCTTCGCGGTGCTGGGTTTCCGCGACGAGCTGAAGCGCGCCGAACTGGGCGCCCGCTATTCGACGTGCATGGAAGTGATCGACCCCGATCGCTTCGGCAATCCGATGGGCCAGCCCGATTCCGATACGCTGCGCAGCGGCGTTGAGCTCGATGACGATGGCGCGCCGATCGCGGCGCACATTCGCAAGGCGCACGCGATCGAGCCTGGCTTTTCGAGCAAGCCATTTGAATGGGAGCGCGTGCCCTGGGAAAATCCAGGGGGCCGCCCGATCGTGCTGCACGTCATGGATCATGACCGCGCCGGCCAGAATCGGGGCCTGACGCGTTTTGCGCCGATCCTGATCGCCATCAAGCAGCTGGCGCAGATCACCGACGCGGAAGCCGCCAACACGCTGCTGAACGCCCTCTTCGGCGCCTTCATTAAGACGGGCTATGATCCCAAGGCGATCGCCGATGCGTTCGACACTGGTGAGCTCACCGGCGAGAATGGCAGCCCGTGGGATCTGCGCAGCGCGTTCTATGAGGCGGCGCCGCTCTTCCTCAATGGCGTGCGCATGCCGGTGCTGGCGCCAGGCGACGAAGTGCAGCTCAACACCGCTTCGCGCACGACGCAGCCTTATATCGATTTCCGCGCCGCCTTCCTGTCGATCGTCGCCTCGATGACCGGCACCAGTTACGAGCAGATCAGCCGCGATTTCAGCCGCACGAATTATTCGAGCGCGCGCGCGGCGCTGAACGAAGTTTGGCGCACCGTTGGCGGCCGCCGCGCCCAGCTGGGGCAGAACGTCGCCGATCAGGTTTATTTCGCGGTCATGCAGGAAGCCTTCGACCGGGGTTATCTCACCGAGCCCGCCGGCGCGCCGGCGTTCGAGGACATGCCGGGGGCCTATTGCGCGGCGACATGGATCGGCCCGGCGCTTGGCAGTGTCGATCCCGTCAAGGATCGCCAGGCCGCGCAGATCGGTATCGAGATGGGCTTGACCACGCTCGAAAACGAAGCCGCCGCCGAAGGCACCGATTACGAAGATAATATCGAGCAGCTCGCGTACGAAAACGAGCTGCGCGCCCAGAACAATCTCGCCCCGGTCAATGCCGCCATCTACGGCGTCACGCCGGCGTCCGACGCGCCGGCACAAGCCGCCCCGGCGCAGGCCTCGCGCTAATAGGACATCACATGAGCTTGCACCGCATCGCCCGCTATGCGGGCCGCCCGCTTTTGCTGACGCCGGAAGCGGCGCGTGAGCTCGCGCTGCGCGCGCTCGCCGTCAACGGATCGGCGCTGCAGCATGATCGGCTCGCTCGCCAGCCGGGCGCATTCTTCAAGCGGCTCGGCATCGCCAAACTGCTGAAGCCGCGCGCCGGCGATGATGACGCCAGCGAAGAAGTCATCGTGCTGGATGAAGACGCCGCGCCGCGTCAGCCGAAAGCTTACGCGCCGTCCTATGCCGGCGAACCTGAAGCCGAGGGCTATGGCTGGTCGCTGGTCGACGGCATCGCCTGCATCGAAATCGAAGGCGCCCTGCTCGATCG